ATGGGCGCAAAGTTAGAACTATACAAGGCAATAGAGAGCCGCATATCCGACACGGTGCGCGAGATTAACCACGTGGCCAAGTGGAATAACCAGACGAATGACGAGGCGAGGGAAATGCCGTTTGACTTCCCAGCCGTGTTTGTCGGATTTTCATCCATCACGTGGACTGAGCCTGCAACCAACCCGTATAACACCAACCTTGCGGCCAATCAGCAACAGGCCGATGTTACCGTTACCCTTTATTGTGCGTTCTGGTTTAAGGATGAGGAAACGCAATCATTCGAAGTTTACGAACCGATACTGAATAAGATATATCAGGCGGTGAACGGCCTGCAATCGGCGAACTTTACGCCGCTGAACAGGGTGGCCGAGCGTGAGGATAACAACCACGGCCCGGTAATCGTCTGGGAAATCGACTTTACGACCCGATTAACAGAATCAGTTGATGCGGGCAGTCTTGTTTCAGCTCCCGTACCGCTTACGGTGCAACTTACCGGGGATTTAATCATAAACCCCGTAACTGATGCCACTATACGTACGGCTGGAGACTTTGACGAGGATTAATAACGGCCTTTCAGGTTGTAATCCCGTATCATTCGCCGTATCTGGGCGGTCATGTTGGTGCCTTCGCGGTCACAATTACGCTTAAATTCGGTCAGGACTTGCTGATAATCCTTGACCTTGATGGTTTTTAGGTATTTTTTCGCATTTTCCATGCCCCCAAATATACCCCATTTTGTAAAATCTGCAATTTTTCGTTACATTTTTGTAGCGAAATGGCAGAAAAGTTATCCTACATTCGCAATTTTACCAACGGGGAAGCCGATATTTTCCTTTACGATGATATAGGCTTCGGCGTTAATGCCTCGCAATTCCTTAACGAACTCAAATGGGCTGTTGAAGGCGCGGGAGCGCGTAAGATTAACGTGCGTATCAACTCAAACGGCGGCCTTGTAACTGACGGGCTGGGTATTTTCGGGGCTATAATGGCCTACCGTGAGAAAGGTATTGAAATCAATACGTGGAATGACGGCATAGCGGCATCAATAGCAGGGGTGATACTTATGGCAGGGCAAAAGTCGTACATGGTATCTCACGGCCTTATGATGGTACACATGGCTTATTCAGAGGGCGGGAATGAGGACGAAAAAACCAAGAACGCATTAGCCGCCATCAACTCCAGTCTGGTTAAAATCTTTACCGAAAAGGCGGGAATGGAGCCTGAGGAAATGCAATCCATGCTGGAAAAGGAAACGTGGATGAATGCCGAGCAGGCCAAAGAATTGAAGTTAATAGACGAAATATATAAGCAGCCGGCCATGGTAAACATGAGCGCGGTTGCAGAAGTGTTCAATAAATTTAAAAAGAGCAAAATGAAAAACGTAACTGCATACCTGAATTTAGCTGAGGATGCCAGCGAAGAACAGGTTATCGAGGCCATCGAGGCCGCTAAGGTTAATCCCGAGGTGGAGGAACTGAAAAAGAAAGTAGCTGAATTGGAAGCCGAGAAAGCTGCCAAGGAAGCCGCCGAAATCGAAATGGCCGCCGAGGCCGAAGTGGAAAACGCCATCAAGATAGGCAAATTCAAAGCTGAGGAAAAATCGGTACTGATGGACAAAGCCAAGGCCGATTTGGAAGGATTCAAAGTATTGGTTAATGCCGTACCGACTCCCCATGTATCAATAGCTTCGCAAATCCAAAACAATGCAGACGAGCGCGCTAACTGGTCTTTCCGTGAGTGGAAAACCAAAGACCCTAACGGCCTTACCCGTCTGAAGGATGAGAACCCGGAACTCTTTAACAAAATCATAACAAAAGTAGGACGATGAAAAAACTCTTATTCGTGCTTTTCGCACTCGCATCTTTGGGCCTTTCCGCTCAGACAATCAAATGGCCGCAGGGGAAAGCAACCATAATTACCCCAGCGTATACCGCTACCTATAGCGTATCGGTGGCAAACAACCTCACTTACATTGCCATGGATTCCCTGACGGGTAACCTGACATTGAATGAGGGAACTGTAACTGCTACAGACGGTGCAGCCGTGTATGTGGCCGTAACTGCTAAAACTGCCAAACGGGCGGTAATTTTCGGTACCGACATTGATGGGGTGACCGATTCTGTCAGCACTAATAAAACCGTGATTTATCAACTTATGAAGATAGGCGGCAAGTTGGTGTACGTAGGAAAAGGCGCGCAAAATTAAGGTTTAATTAAAAACAACAAATAACAAATGGCAATCAACAAGGAACTGTGGGTAGCGGAAGTAAAGGATCAACTGTTTGAGGGAGCAGAATGGATCCGCCGCTCGACTAACCACGACGCTTACGTGAACAACGCAATCGTTCACGTACCTAACGCGGGAAGTCTACCCGCCGTTCAGGTGAACCCCTCAGTGTTTCCGCTGACTATTTCGCAGCGTACTGACAACGACCTTACCTATTCACTGAAACAAATCGGTACTGAGCCGACTTTGATTCAGGATTGGGAAGCGTTCCAAATCAGCTACGACAAGCAGTCCAGCGTACTCCGTCAGCACGCCGGTATCATCAATGACATGGTGGCTCTCGAGGCTGCTTATGCATGGGCGGTATCAGGTGCCGGTGATGCAGGGCGCATCATCAGAACATCAGGTGCCAACGGAACGACACTCGCCCCGGGTGCTACCGGTACACGTAAGAAATTAACGTATGCCGACATCACCAAGGCTGCCGAGCGTTTAGACCGCGACAAGGTAGGACGGACAGGCCGCGTGCTGGTGCTTGACACCGGTATGTATTGGGAATTGTTTTCCGATACCAACCTGATTCAGTCCGATGTAATGGGCCGCGTAACACTTCCCGAGGGAGTAATTAACCGCCTTGCAGGTTTCGACATCTATCTTTACAACGCGCCTGTTGTGTATAACAACGCATCAGACCCCGTGAAGAAAGCCATCGGAGCCGCTACCGCTTCGACTGACAACCTCGCAGGCTTGTTCTTCCAGGCTGACACCGTATCGAATGCCTTGGGCGCGATTAACGTGTACAGCGACGAGAACAAACCAGAATACTACGGAAGCGTATTCAGTGCCATGGTACTCCATGCCGCTCAGGTTATCCGTACAGACCGCGCCGGTGTAGGTGCTATCGTTCAAATTGCATAACACAACGGGGGGCGGGGTGATAGCCGCTCCCCTAATTTTTAAACCATGGAATCAAAAGCAATAGCCGAAGTTTATCTTAAAGAAAACCCCGCGAAAAAAGAAATTTTCATCTGTTCAGACGGCAACGCATTCTGGACTGAAATCCCTGCCCGCAATCATGCGTTCACCATCCGCGGAACCTATACCAAGTTTCCCGAGGAAGTGGCCGAAGTTGAGGCAGCCGTAACCCCGAAAAAGAAAAAGAAATAAATGGCAACCATACAATTCATTCGCAATAACGGAGGCTTAGGCCGTCCGCTTCCCGGCTTAGATTACGTGAGCGGGATGGTATTCTATCAGCCTAATGCTGACCTACCTTCAGGTTTCACTACCGGGGCGAGGGAAAAGAAATTTTTAAGCCTTGCAGAAGCTGAGGCTGCTGGCATTACATCCGTACCGACTGATGAAACGACTGCCACGGGCGGGAACGTAAACATCACAGGAGCCGGTACCGCAGGTGACATTGTGAAAATAACCATCAACGAAGGTGACGGCCCTATAACCATCGGGCAATATACCATTCAAACCGGTGATAACGCCACGGCTATCGCGGTGGGGCTTCGTGCATCCATTAACGACATCGTATTTAACCCTTACGGGTACACGGCTGGCGGTTCCACTACAAACGTGGCCATAACCGCTCCCGTTGGTTTGGGTGACCTGATTAACGGCGGCTCAAAGCTGGCGTTCAATGCAGGCGGCGGTACTTCGACTGCAACGGTAACGCAATTCACGGGCGGTGTAGCGGGTAACATTGATGTTTTCCACTATCAGATAAGTGAATACTTCCGTATGCAGCCTAAGGGTGTGCTTTACGTAGGTATCTACGATAACACCAACCCTGACCTCGCGGTAATCGAAACGCTGCAAAACTTTGCCGGCGGTGAAATGCGCCAGGTGGGTGTGTTTAACCAAGTGGACACCTTTACATCGGGTGACCTTACGGCATTGCAGACTTCGGCCAACAATCAGGCAAACATTGACAGGCCTATGAGCGTGTTATACGCGGCAAACATGACGGGATTAACCCCTGCCACATTTCCGAATATAACTGCATTGACCGCCCCCAGGGTGAGCGCGGTTGTTTCCGGTGACGGAGCCAGCGGGGTGCGCAAGGTATTCAATGCGAAACCTTACACGGTAGCCGCCTTAGGTGCCGCCCTCGGTACGGTATCTTTCGCATCCGTGCACGAATCAATGGCATGGGTAGGTAAATTCAACACCAGCGACGGAACGAACCTGGAAACGGTGAAAGTGTTACCATCCACACAATGGCCATCGGTAACCACTTCTTTACAGGCTCAGTTGTCCGCTTACGGGTATATTTACCTGAAAAAGTATGACGGCCTTGCGGGTTCTTATTGGGATAACCAAAAGACTGCGGTAAGCAATGCATCGGACTTCGCCCGAATCAGCAACAACCGCGTAATGGATAAGGCCATCCGCTTAATCCGTTTACGTTTATTACCGCTACTTTCCTCTCCGCTTTACATCAACACGGACGGAACCCTGTCAGAGGCTACCATTGCCGTATTCAGCAATGAATGCGACAAGGTAATCGGAGGCCGTTTTAATGATGTGGCAGCAGGGCAGATGGTAATTGACGGGGAAATATCCGCAGGTCGGGTAATCATTAACCCTGCGCAAAATGTCCTCAGCACCGGTCGCGTGGATATCGCGGTGGAAATCATACCCGTAGGTGAGGCTGAAACAATACGGGTGACTATCGGATTTGTAGCACAATTTAATCAATAACACAATGGCAGTTCCATTAGTAAACGGTCGCAGTTACGACTTTA